ACAATCCACTCGCCAATTGCAGTGCCGATATCCTTAAAGCCGCCCGCTACGCCCTTGATCTTGTCCAGTAGGTATTCGCCGATGCCGGAAATCTTGTCCCAGATATCGGCCCCGAGCCCGGTGACGCCGGACACAACGTACGACACGACGCTGCCGCCGATACTTGCCAGCGTTACAAGCCATTCCCCGGCCTTGTTGAGTAGGTAGCCCGCCACGCCCTTAATGGCGTCCCAAGTCATTTCCCCAAGCGTGGCGACGCCGGACACAATGCCATTGACAATGGCGGTGCCGATATCCCTGGCGTACCCCAGCAGCAGGATTGGGAGCGCAAGAATGGTGGTTTTTATCCATTCGACCACGCCACCGATCATGGTTTTCAAGCCTTCCCATGCCGCACCGAAATCCCCACGGATGAGGGCCGAGATAGCGTCAATCGCGCCGGACACAATGTCCCAGGCGGCCATTAGTGGACCCTTCAAGTAGTTCACGACTATCTCTACATAGCCCTTCACCGCCGCAAACACTCCATCAACAATGTTCCGAAATGTCTCTGACTTCTTATAGGCGAGAATGAACCCGGCAGTGAGCAGCGCCACGGCTCCCACTATTGCCATGACGGTCAACACGACGGGATTAAGCGCCAGAATTGTCATGGCAAGGTTGGCCCCCATGATCGCAAGCGCCAGCCCTCCGACGATCCCAGCTAGCACGACGAACACGGTGCTGTGTTCCTGCGCCCACTTACCGAACCGTTGCAGCACGGGGAGGATGGCCTCGACGATAGGCATGAGCGCCGCGCCTATGGATTCCTTCGTTTCATCTACGGCAATGCCTAGGGCCTTCATTCGGCCGGCGGCTGTGTCGGCACTGGCGGCAGCGTCACCCTTGAAGCGCGAGGACATAGCGGCAATAACCTCATCCGCGCTCGCGCCATTCTTGATCATCGCTTTGACGTGAGGGTCCAGTTTGCCTAGCGCCGTTGCGTTGCCCGCGTAGGCCTTACTGAGTGCGGCGGAAACGGTGGCAAGCGGTTTGCCAGTTGCGGCTGAGATATCTAGGGCAATCTTTAGCCCGTCCTGCGCCTTCTCAAGGTCGCCGGTTCCCCTAGCAAGCGTTGCAAGTGCGGGCCTCAGCTCATCATCGGCAACCGCCGTGGCGTTTGTCGTAGCGGTAATGAACCCCTCGACGGATGCAATGGCCCCATCGGTTGCGTTGGTTGTCTTATCCAGCGAGCGAGTGAGTTGATCCTGCGCGGCCTGGTCCTGCATGGCTGCGTTGGCCGCGTCGATTGCGCCAGCGGCAAGGGCTACTAGGGCAATGCCTGCGGGCACTGCGGCCTTGCGAACGGCAAACCCGGCTTTCTTGCCCGTCGTTTCCAGCTTCTGGAATTGCCGCGTGGCAGAATCAATGCCGCGAGAGTTGAAATCCGTAATAATCGGGATGGTGATTGCCATTAGCGGAGCTCCTTATTGATGCGATCCACGGCAACCCCGAGGACGTTCTCAACACCCTCGCCAATGCGCCCGGCGTGTCGTTCGTAGGCAGGCCATAGCAGACGCGGTGAGGATGCGCGGAATAGCGGCCCCAGCGTCTTAGCCGTTGGAACCTCAAAAAGAACACCGGCAGGCTCGCCCTGGCTGATGTACAGCACCGACGACTGACCGCGCCGCGTCGAGGTCTTTAGCTTTACGCCACGGGCTACCTTCGCGCGATCCCATGGAAAGATTGAATAGCCCTTGGGATTCCACGGCCGGGCCATGCCGCTTGCCGGGAGTGCGGGGTATCCCGCCTTTACCTCACTCAGCACCGGGGCCACTACCTCGCGCATGCCCTTATTAAATTCTTTTCGGTACTCCGGCTCAATCTTTCGCAGCAGTTTGATTGCCTCAGCCACACCCTCAACATCTGTGGACATATCGACTGGCATCAGTTGCGGCGGCTTTCGTTTATTACGTCGAGGACGGTGGTGAGGTCGTTATGGGTGAATGGTATGTCGGAGGGCCAGTAGCCGGTATTCGCCAACACCTCGGCGAGTGCGCGGCTTACTGTCCCTCGTCTGTAGGTCCCGGCACTGCCTCATCATCCTCGACTACTGACAGGTCAACCAGAGAGCGTAGGAAGTCGTCCAGCTGAGCCGGTGGATTCTTACCGGCCGCGCGTGACGCCTCAAAGGCGAGATACCCCAGCTGCTCAACGGACACGCCCGTCTGTAGGGCGCTTGCCGTGGTCTTGTACTTCCTTTCAAGCTGCACGATGTTGAATAGCGTCGTGTGGACGGTGTAGTCATCATCGGCAGTTTTGACACGAATGGTGAGTTCCATCTTTTCCCCTTAGTGTTTGCCCTACGGCGTGATGTCGCGAGCCCAGGTGCCTGCGGAAAACGACACCTCGTAAATCTGAAGCTCGCCCACGGTCTGCACGGTCGGGAAATTAGCGATCATGGTGTTCGTGATCGTGTATTCCGGGTTGCTTGCGCTGATTGCGCCCGCCCCGTGAGTGACCACGATGACGGTGTCGCCCTGGCCCACTTCGGCGTTTAGCGTGGCCTCAACCTCGCCAGCGCCGTAGGAAGCGTAAAGCGTGATGGAACCGTCGACGGTCTGAAGGCCCGCGACCATACGCTCGCCAGTGTCGCCAAAAGCGGTCGAGGTGAGCGGGTTAGAACCCAGCGTGAAGGTAATGGACGAACACTGGTCAGTGAGGTCCACCCCACCGATGGTGATGCTGTGCGGCTGTGAAAGATAGGTGGTGGTAGCCACTGGTTAGCTCCTCATGGTTGATACACGAATGGTGAGATCGAATGACGGAATATCCTGCCCGCCAATTGCCGTCATGGACGGCGTGCCGCTGATGACGCTGATTTCCGAATCCATGATGGTGTCGGCAGTCGTCATCAGGTAGTCGGATGCGTCCTGGTTGCCCGGGGGCGCGGCGAGTACCCGCAGACGGAACGTAATGTCTGCAATGTTGGAATTGAAACAGGTGAACGTGGGCGGCTCGATGACGACAGACATAGGCCGCGCGTTCCGCGAATCAGTCACGACGGCAAGGCCGAGAGCCGTGAGACTGGCCGCGAGTGTCGCCTGGGCCTCTGCGAAAATGCCGGTAGCGCTCATGCGACCTGTGCCCGGTTTACGCCCAGCAGCTTGTTAATCTGGCCGTGGGTGCCGAAGGGAACCGCCCCGCCCATCTGGTCGAATGATGCGTAAGAATCTACGGAACCGCGCTCACGGTAAAGCGCCGCACCCATCATAATCGTGCCCAGTAGAACGTCGGGCCCGGGGACTGTGGTGAGGCTGTCGAAGTAGCCCGACTCCCTGCGCCGGCGGTAGGCGAAAGCGTTACCGGCATTCGTCGCCACCGTGACAAAGGCCTCATCGTTTGGCGTGGCAGGGTCGATCCCTAGCCAGTCGAGTACGTCCTGGTCACTTGCCCAAGTGCATACCGGCGTAAACGTAAGCGTGCCCTGGGGAATGACGGCATCCCGGGCGACGTCGGCAGCGTCCGAGTAATACAGGAGCTGGTTCGGAAGGATGATCTCAGGGTCGAAAAGCCAGTCGCCTTCGTCATTCACACCTAGGTACAGATACGTCGGCACTGCCTGCACGACGAACGTGCCATTGAATCCGGATACGTCGGTGACGACGACCACCTGCCCCGTGCCAATCTCAGTCACTTCCAGCGTCTGAATGACGGCATAGTCATCTATGCGCTGCGCGTGAGTAATCGAGTATTCGGACATGGGGCAGGTGGCCTAGAACGGTCTACGAAGCGATGACAAACTTGGAGCTATCCAGCATGAGCGTGCTGAAGTAGCCACGGAAGGCAATGGTGCGCGAGAGCGTCGAGGGCACGTCCACCGAAATGGCACCCTTCTGCTGCTCGTAGCACTCAAAGCCGGAAGCGTCGCCAATGATTGTGGTTGAGGCCGCAAAGTTGCGATCGACCACGACGCGAAGGCCAAAGGCCATACCCATGTCCGACGTTACGGCGAGGTCGCCGTAGGCATTCATGGGGCCGATGTTCGGGAAAAGCGGGCGCTTCGAGGTGTCCGACAGACCGAGCAGGTTTCCCCAGCGGTCGGGGCTCACGAAAAGGTGAGTAGGCAGGTTGCCGTTCGACGCGCTAAGGATTACCTGGGCAGACGTAGAAACCCAGAGTGCCCACGCGGCCGGGTCGGTGATCGATCCGACGAATGCTTCGTCAGTAGTCGCACCGGCCACAAGCGCATCGGCTGCCACGTTGTCGGTCTGGTTTGCGTAAATGCGGCCCATGTCGTCGAGCAGCAGGCCGATAACCTCAGGCGTGGTGAAGTCGATAGCCTGCTCAGAGAGCGTGACATATCCGCCGTAAGTGGCCTTGGTTACCTGAAGGTCGTCCACGACGAACGTGCCATCGTCGAGCGCGCTGTTTTCGGTGGACTGCACACCGATGGTGGTGTGGGTCGTGACCTTCGGGCGGATGAACACCTTGCCGCCGCCTGGCATAGCGCGGGCACCGATAGCGTCCACCACTGGGCGGTTGCCGATGAAGTTGTTGTAAACCGGCTGCACAATCGGCACCGGCAGGATGCCCGGGAGGTCGGTGTTAATGACGTCGGGAGCTGCGGCCTGAATGCCTGCCTGCATGGCGTCAAACTTCGTGCCACCGGTCAGAAACGCGCTGATGTATTCGGCCGGCGAAGGCATGATGAAAGGCCGCTTTGCCTCTGCGTAGATAATGGGATTCGTGGGGATGGTGGCCTCTGCCGCAATGGGCTCAGCCGTTACGGCGTCGGACATTTCCTGCTCCTCTGTGTCTGGTTCTGGATCAGGGTCGGCCGCAGTCGCGGCCACCTGGGTAATTACTGCATCCTCGTACGCGGGGACCGCTACCAGTGAGAGTTCCACTAGCTTGGCCTCCGTGACTGTCATGACCCCGTTAGGGTCGGTGGAGAAAGTGATGGGCACCGCGCCGACGCTCACGGAATCGTAGGCACCGGACTGGAGCAGGGCCACGGCGTCACGCGACGCGCGCGTGTCGGCCAGTGTAGCTTCGAATTCGAGGCCCTGCGGCGAATCGGTGAGGGTACTCACGACGCCACGAAGCTGGCTCATATCGTGGTTTTCGAGGAGCTTTGCGGCCTTCTGATTAAGGTCGAACGCGCCCCTGGCGAATTGCACGGACGTACCGTCAGACACCGTGGCGACTACATCCCACGGCACTGCTAGCCCGCTGATGCGGGCGGGCTGCGTAGCGTCACCGGCCTGCGCGGTGATCAGCGTGGCGTCTGCATCAAAGCGGATCACAATTCCACCTCTTCGTTTTCCATGATCGAACCATCCGGCATGACATGAGTGTCCATGTCGCCAATGTATGTCTCGGTGTCAAACTCAACATGACGCCCCCGGGGTAGCACGTCGTCCATTGACAGACGTTCCGCGATGGCGTGGAGCAGGGGCCGTGCGCCGAATTCGATGAGGTCCTGCCGGGACTGCTGCGCGTTGGCATAAGTCATGCCGGACTGGTCGACGGCGAGCAGGTAGGCAGGAATATCCATAAGCCGCGAAATATCCTTCGCCGAATACTCACGGCCTTCTACCAGCTGCAATTTCGACGGGTCGGAATCAAACTCAGTAAAGGTGATTCCCTCAGACAATGCGCCAATGGCATTCTCACGACGGGATGACGACCACGACGCGGCGAGCTCGCCCAGCTCCTCAGACGACATAGGTTCCCCGCCGGTCTGCTGCAGGTAGCCCGCTGCAATCTCATTGGAGGCAAACCGCTCAGCCGCCTGGTCAAGTCGAATGGCACACTGCACCGCTCGCCGGCCGGTGTAGACAATGCCTTGTGACCCCGAGAGGAAACACACGACGTCTTTAATGTTTAGGTCGACGCCATTGAATGACACGACGCCCGGGGAGCCGAACCACTGCGGGCCGACGTTGTTCGGGGTCTCAATGTTTGCGGCCGGGAGCCACTGAAAGGTCGCCGGGAATCCGTTTGCATAGCGCGAGGTGACGACCCAAAACGCGCGGCCTTGCATGATGAGGTCCCGGCACGTTACCGACAGGGTGAAGTTACGAGCCTCAGTCGGGTTTGGCCTGGTCATCCACGATTCGCCCTCGATGTAAAGCTTCTCGTAACGCTGCCCGGTCCATTGCAGGGTATAGCTGCGAAGGTCCAGCGTACTCACGACAGTCGAGAGCAGGCTAATAGCCCGGGTGACTGACGGCACCGACATAGCGGCGGCCTCAGCTGCGCCCACCTGAAAGCCGATAAAGTTCTGTGCCCGCTGCGGCGCGCCTGCGGCGGCGGCAATGGGAGCGGTGCCCATCGCGGGTATGGCCTTCACCTTCGGGCGGAATAGGTCCATACCATAAGCATCCCTTATACGTCGGCGAAATGCAAGGGTACGCGGCGAGAGGCCAAGGGAATGAAACCCCCCGCCGCGCGCTTATACGTTAGCGGCCGGCGAATGCTATCTGGGGCTTTTTGCGCGTCACGGGCTTAGCAATGATTGACGCGGCCCACACCATGCAACGCGCCATAGTGATCGGGCCCGGGGACCTTTGACTGACAATGGCATACCCGTTGCGCGTTTCGACACCGACCGCACGGCCTACATGCTCGCGCAACATTTCCTCGCCGGTGTGTACTAAGCGGCCCTCGTTAATAAGGCTCCGCACGGTGGAGGTATGTGTCTGAATCTCGCCGTACCCCACTTGCACTTTCTTACGCGCGAGCGATACCGGGGCAATGTCGAACATATTGGGCGGCATGGCAACGCTTACACACCCGGCCGCCTCATGTTCGACCTGCTCCCAGCACGCCGCGAGGGAATCGGCGACGAAGGCAACCGTGACGCCAATACGCCCATCCTCCAGCTCGACCGCGCGCACGCCGGAGTACAAGGCCTCATCTATTGACGAATCTATTGCCAGCACGCCACCGGCCGGAATGTCGGGAACCTCTAGGGCGTCAAACACCCCGGGCCCGAGCCAGCTATTAACGGTGGTCACCCAGACGTTAAGCGATGCGCGAAGAAATGCGCCTTTGTCAATCTGCTCAGATTCGTCGGCCAGTACGGCAGGGTCCAGCGTGTAACCGATTGCCGGATTCGCCATGGGCCAAAGGTCGGGGCGCGCCATGTAGTCGACACCTGGGGGACACGACCACTCGGCCATAAATAGCTTCGTACGCTTGCCCTCGTCAATTGCGCGGATGCCTTCCTCGCGCATCTGGGTCATGGCGTCCGATTCCTCCGTGCCCGCCGTTGACCAGCACGACAGGAGCGGCGACCGCATAACGCGCTGGGATGGAATCGCGCCGTTTAGTAGAACCTCCCGGCTGATGTTCCAGATCTCATCGGCGAATATGTAATGAGGACTGAAGCCGTGGAAGTTGGCAGGCGTTGCGGCCTGCACTAGCCACCGGCTACCACCGGGCATGATGATCTCGCTGCGGCCGTAGGAATGTTTGGCCTTTGCGCCCCACTCTTTGACGATGATGGGGGCCAGTGATTCGAATATCTCAGTGGCGAGATCCAGTTTATGCGCGGTGGAGATAACTAGCACCGGCTCGCCCCGGCGTTCGGGCTCGCGCGTCAGTGCCCATAGGATCATCGCCCGTAGCGCGACGGTCTTTCCATTCTGGCGGGCAACCGATACAAGGGAGCGCCGGTATTCGAGGTCGCCCTGGTCGTCGTGCTGAAGCTGCCCGTCGACGGCCAACCGCTGCCACGGCATAAG